CAACAAGAACATAAGATGATTCAATATTATGCGACTAGTTCTTTTGTTTCTGACGGTGCAACCTTAAAGATTAAATCTCACGGTGGCGCAGCTAAAATTTGGGACATACAATATTTTATTCAACGAACACAAAACGGAAGTTTATACTAATAGTCTTATAAAAAAACGCACCACATATGAAGAGAGAAAAAGCCACAGTAAGTTATTCATCCCCAAAGGGAGGAAGTAGGGGATGTTTATGTAAAGATGGAAAGAAATACTCCAAAGATTGTTGTAATGGAACTCTACAAGCTCAAGGAGTGGGTAGCTTGACAGGACAGGGGAACAGTTGAAAATACAACACTCTACAAGTAAATAAGTAATAATTATAAATATCAATTTTATGAAAGCAAGTGAAATCGTTTCAAAACTAAAAGACGTGCTTTTATCTTCAACAGAAGAGGTGGAAACTCAAGATATTGTACAAGAAGAAGTACAGCTTGAAGAGGCTACTCCAGAAGTTAAAGACGAAGCACAAGAAGACGTTCAACTAGAGGAAGCTCCTGAAGGGGATGTTCCTGTAGAAGATGTAGTAGAAGATGCTGCTGAATTGTCTTACGCAACTAAAGAAGAACTAGCTGAGGTTAGAGCTTTAGTAGAAAAAATGATGGGTCAATTAGAGGCTAAAGAAGAAGCTAAGGTAGAAGTTCCTGAAGAACTTTCTGCTGACGAAGCTCCTGAACAACCTTTGATGCACTCTCCTGAGGATGTCTCAGAAACTGCTGCATTAAACCTATATGCACAAAACAGAACACTAACTACTTTAGATAGAGTTCTAGCAAGAATTAGTAAATAACAATAACAACAAACAAAAATTAAATTATGCCAACTTCAACTTCAATTACTACTACTTATGCTGGAGAATTTGCTGGAAAGTACATTTCTGCTGCATTATTAGAAGGTGCTACTATCGCTAACGGTGGTATCACTGTAAAACCAAATGTAAAATTCAAAGAAGTAATCAAAACTGTTGCTACAGATGATATCGTAAAGGATGCCTCTTGTGACTTTGATGGAACTTCTACTTTAACTCTTGCTGAGAGAATCCTTCAGCCAGAAGAGCAACAAGTAAACTTACAATTATGTAAGAAAGACTTTGCTTCTGATTGGGAAGCTATCCAAATGGGATACTCTGCATTTGATAACTTGCCTCCTTCTTTTGCTGACTTCTTAGTAGCTCACGTTGCTGCTAAAGTAGCACAAAGAACTGAGACTTCTATCTGGGAAGGTTCTACTGCAACAAGTGGACAGTTTGATGGATTGACTACTTTACTTGACGCAGATGCTGCTCATACAGGTGCTTCTAAAATTGCAGGTACTACTGTAGATGCTGCAAACGTAATTGCACAATTAGGAAGTATCGTTGATGCTGTTCCTTCTACTATCTACGGAAGTGAAGATTTAAACCTTTATGTATCTCAAAATATCGCTAGAGCTTATGTAAGAGCTTTAGGTGGATTTGGAAGTTCTGGTTTAGGAGCTAACGGTACAAACGCTATGGGAACTCAGTGGTGGAACAACGGAAGTTTAACTTTTGACGGAGTTAAAATATTTGTTGCTAACGGTCTTGCTGACAACACTGCAATCGCTGCTGAAAAGTCTAACTTATTCTTTGGTACTGGTCTATTATCTGACTATAACCAAGTAAAAGTTATCGATATGGCTGACTTAGATGGTTCTCAAAACGTTCGTGTTGTAATGAGATTTACAGCAGGTGTACAGTACGGGATCGTAGGAGATATCGTATCTTACGGAATCTAATAAAACAATTAATTAACTTAAAGGGGTGGGTAAGCCGAAAAGCCTACCTACCCTTTTTTAATACAATAATAATATGGCTTGTGATTTAACTAGAGGTAGAAAAGAACCCTGTAAAGACGTAGTTGGTGGTCTTAAAGCTGTTTACTTTGTTGACTATTCAGACTTAGGAACAGTAACTCAAACGGAGGATGAGATTACCGATATGACAGGAACTTTTTCTGCTTACAAATATGAACTAAAAGGAAATAGTAGCTTCGAGCAAGCTGTTAATTCCTCAAGAGAGAATGGAACAACATTCTTTGAGCAAACATTAAACCTTACCCTAAAGAAGTTGTCTAAGGAAGACCATAAAGAGATAAAACTCTTGGCTTACGGACATCCTCACGTTGCTGTTGAAGATTACAACGGTAATGTGTTTCTAATGGGTCTTGAAAATGGAGCTGATGTATCTGGTGGTACTATTGTTACTGGAGCTGCTATGGGAGATTTAAGTGGTTACACTTTAACTCTTGCTGGTATGGAAGTAAAACCTGCAAACTTTGTATCTAGCCCAACTGCTGCTGATCCTTTTGCAGGAATGACTAGTGCAACAGTAACTATTGTAGAAGGAACAAACTCCTAATAAGAGTAAAAAATACCCTTGTTAATAGAACAAAGGTAAAAAAGAGTTTCATTTTGATAAATTAGGGTGGCAGAAATGCTGCCCTTTTTTTGTGAACAGAAATAAGGTTATTTAGTTATAATTATATGATAAGGTTATTACCAAATACAGATCCTCAAACAATAAGCATTATACCAAGAAGATATATTGTAGCTGACGATATATCAATAGCAATAATAGAGGACGGTACTAGAAAGAAACAAGCTGTATATGACTTAACTTCTGAATTAAATGGTAGTTTTTTAGATATAGATTGTGCTTTTAATATTTTGTCTGAAGAGACAACCTATTCTATGGAGGTTAGGCAAGGTGAGATACTTCTTTACAGAGGTAAAATATACTGTACTTCTCAAGTTGATGAAACGATATCTCACACTCTTAACCTAAATGAATACGTTTTATTCGCACAACCATATTCTGTAGATTCAATATTAGTTTCTGCGGATAATTCAGTTATAACCGTTGACTTAATAACAACAGACGGAGAACAGCAATACATAATTATATGAGCAGAAAAAATATAAAGAGAAATCGACCAGTTGATACTCCTAAGAAGTCTTATGATTCTAGTCTTAGAGTCTTAAATTTATCAGGATATGAAGTGCCTAGTGTAACTGAAAGTAAGCGTTACGATTGGGTGGAGTATGGTGATGATAATGACTACTTTGCTGAACTTATAGAGAGATATTTAGGTAGTCCAACCAACTCAAGATGTATTAACGGTATCGTAGATATGATTTACGGTAGAGGTTTAAACGCAACAGACTCTACAGAGAAGCCTGAAATGTTCGGTAAGATGCAAGCTATCCTAGCTCCTAAAGACGTTAGAAGAATGGTTAATGACTTAAAGATATTAGGTCAAGCTGCTATTCAGGTTGTATATAAAAAAGGTAAGAAAGAAATATCAGGATTGTATCACTTTCCTATGGAGACTTTAAGAGCTGAAAAGGCCAAAGATGGTAAAGTTAACGCTTATTACTATCACCCAGACTGGATCAATATAAAGCCTAACGACAAACCTAAACGAATACCTTCTTATAAGAATGGAAGTAAAGGTGAGAATATAGAAATATACTGCGTAAAGCCCTATAGAACAGGCTTTTACTATTACAGTCCTGTTGATTATCAAGGCTGTTTACAGTACTGTTCTTTAGAAGAAGAGGTATCTAATTATCACTTAAACAATATTAAGAATGGTTTACAACCTTCTTTATTGTTAAACTTTAATAATGGAATCCCTACTGATGAGATTCAAGAGATTATAGAGAGAAAGATTTATGATAAATTCAGTGGGTCTTCAAACGCTGGTAGATTTATATTGGCCTTTAATGAGAGTTCTGAAAGCCAGTCCACTGTAGAACCGATACACTTGCCAGATGCTCACGCTCAGTACGACTTCTTAGCTACAGAGAGTAGAGAAAAAATTATGATAGGACACGGAGTTGTATCACCTATTCTTTTAGGTATTAAAGATAACACTGGATTTGGTAATAATGCAGAGGAGCTTAGAACTGCTTCTATCCTTATGGATAATATAGTTATTAGACCGTTTCAAGCCCTTTTAATAGATGCTTTTAAAGAATTACTTTCCTTTAACGGTATTATGCTTGACTTGTACTTTACAACACTTCAGCCAATTGAATTTACTGAACTAGATAATATTGCTACTAAGATCAAGAGAGAGGAAGAGACTGGTGAGAAACTATCTTCTGACAAAGTTGAGTTATCTGAAGAGGAGATATTAGATTTTGAAGTAGATGCTGAACCAATAGAAAACACAGAGGAATAATATGAAAGCATTATTTATAACTTTAAAGGAGCTTAAAAGAAAGTCAATATTTGACGGTAATATTGATGCCGACAAATTAGTTCAATTTATTGAGGTTGCTCAAGACACGAACATTCAAACCTATTTAGGAACTGCTCTATACGACAGACTACAGAATGATGTACTTAATAATACTCTAGGTAATAGTTATCTCACGCTAGTAAATGAATATATCAAACCTATGCTTATTTGGTATGCTCAGGCTGCATATATTCCTTATGCTGCTTATCAGATATCAAATGGAGGTATTTATAAGCACAGCTCTGAAAACTCAGTCTCTGTTGATTCAACGGAGATAAGAACGCTTACGGAACACGCACAAGAAACTGCTGAATTTTATACTCAAAGATTTGTTGATTATATGAATTTTAACAGCGAATTATTCCCTGAATTTATAACTAATCAAGATGATGGTATGTATCCTCACAGAGACATAAACTTTACTGGATGGGTTTTATAGAAAACAAACAAAAGAAGGCTTATAGGCCCAAACAAGAAAACGAAAAGAAATTAAACATTTACTTAAAAAATAAATCTAAAGATGGCAAAAGAAATAATTAATGTAGGTCAAGCAGCAAATGATGGGACTGGAGACCCATTAAGAAATGCATTTGAAAAGGTTAACAGCAACTTTACAGAATTGTATGATACTGCGGACACGCAAGATTTAGACTTTACAGGGGATAGCGGTACTGGTGCTGTTGAGTTGGATAGTCAAACGTTAAACCTAGTTGGTACTAACGGTGTTCAGACTACTGCTAATGGCCAAACTATTACTATTGACACTTCATCTTTAGACACAAGATTAACAACAGCAGAAGCTGATATAGACACTAATACAGCTAGTATCACAACAGAAGAAACTGCTAGAATTGCAGCAGATACAACACTACAAACAAATATTGATGCAGAAGCTACTACACGTGGAAGTGCTGATACTACTTTACAAACCAATATAGATAGTGAAGCTGCAACAAGATTAGCAAACGATAATACTTTACAGTCTAATATAGATGCAGAAGCAGCTACTAGACTTGCTAACGACAATACACTTCAAGGTAATATAGACACAGAAGCTAGTACTAGAAGTAGTGCAGATACTGCTTTACAAGGTCAAATAGATTCGAACGATACAGATATAGCTACAAACGCTGCTAATATTGCTACCAATACAACTAACATATCTAGTAACGATACTGATATTTCAGGATTAGATACACGCTTAACAACTGCTGAAGGAAACATTACTTCTAACGATACGGATATAACTGGTCTTGATAATAGACTTACAACAGCTGAAGGAAATATATCAAGTAACGATACCGATATTGCTACTAACGCATCTAATATAGCTACTAATGTTACAAATATAGCAAGTAATGATACTGATATTAGCAACCTACAAAGTGGTAAACAAGATATAAGTGAAAAGAATCAAGCGAACGGATATGCGCCTTTAGATAGTGGTGCTAAAATTCCAATCGCTAACTTACCTGATTCAGTAGTAGGACAAGTAGAATATCAAGGGACTTGGGATGCAAGTATTGATGACCCTACGCTTCCTTCTGCTTCAACTGTTAAAGGACATTATTATGTTGTTTCAGTAGGTGGTACTTATGAAACTATTACTTATGCTATTGGGGATTGGATCATTTCTAATGGTGTTGCTTGGGAGAAAATAGATAACACAGATGCTGTAACAACTGTATTTGGTAGATTAGGTGCTATTGTAGCTAATGAAGGCGATTATTCTTCTTACTATCCTTTAATTGCTGACTTAACAGCAGCAGAAGCAGATATTACTGCTTTACAAAACGACAAGTACGATAAATCAGGGGGTACTATTTCAGGAAATGCTACAATTACAGGTAATTTAATAGTAGACACCAATACTTTATATGTTGATTCTTCTACTAATAACGTTGGGATAGGGACTACGAGTCCTGCCACTAAAATGCACTTAGAAGGACTTAACCCAAAGTTTACAATTACAAACACAAATACAACTGCTTCAGGTAATCACGGTATTATTTTTGAAAGTTTAGATGGTGCAGGTTTTACAACTCAATCTTTAGGTCAAATTGACTTTATTACTTCAGCTGGAGCAACGGGACTTTCTGCAAGAATTGAAGCAGAAATGGCAAACTCAAATGGAGCGGGTACTATTGTCTTTTCAGCAGGAGCAGCAGGTTCTGCTTCAGAACGAATGCGCATAAGGGGTGGGAGTGTATCCTTTAGAGACACTTCTAACAACGAAGCGTTTTATTGGAATGCAAGTGCTGCAAGGCTTGGGATAGGGACTGGCTCAAGTCCTAGTGCTAAACTTGACGTTATTGGCAGTAGTGGTTTATTAGGTCAATTTGGAAATGATAATAATCCTTATTATATACAACTTGGTGGCGTAAGGTCAATGTTCGGGTACGATGGAAACAATGCTATAATGCAAGGTGGCACAACCAAAGGCGTTGCTTTTTATACTGGGGGTGGTACTTTTGCCGATTCAACATTAGAAAGAATGCGTATTACTTCTGCAGGCAACGTTGGGATAAAAGGAACAGGTACAAAACTTGGATGGGAGAGAACAAGTGATAATTCTGCTAATATTGTTTATTTAACTAAAAATGAGGATTTAGGTGTTAATGGAAACGCTAAACTGCACGGATATGATGGTATAATATTTACTACTGCAGGAAGTGAAACAGAACGAATGCGTATAGACAGTAGTGGTAATTTTGGATTTAATGAAACACCTGAAAACTCAAACGGAACTTGGAGAAACTTTCAAATAGGTGGTGCTAATATAGCTTCAAGATTTTCAGGTTTTAACGACACTATGTTCGGTACAGGTTATGTTTTTAAAACTGATAATAGCGAAGTATATAAGAACACCGAAGCAGTAAGTAGAGTATTTTTCAATAATGACATAATCGAATTTCAACAAGCTGCAAGTGGAACAGCAGGGACTGCTATATCTTGGGATATACCATTAAAGATCGATTCGAGTGGCAACGTTGGGATAGGGGTTAGTCCTAGTGCTAAGTTACACGTCTTTAAACCTTCTCATCCTAATACTATGTTAGCAAGATTTGAAAATCCCTCAGGCGAAGCATTAGTAGAAATAAAAGCACAAAATGATGCTTTAAGTGTTTTGCAATTTGCAGATTCAGAGGATGGAAATGTTGGTGCAATTCAATATAGTCATCCTGAAAATAGTATGCGTTTTAAGACTGCTGATGCAGAACGTATGCGTATTGATTCTAGTGGTGTTGTGCAAGTGCGAAACCAAACACCTACTATTCAGCTTTATAATACTGATGCAAGTTTATCGTTAAATCAAACTTTAGGGGATATTGACTTTTATCAATCAGATGCTTCAGACCAAGGAGTTGGTACAGTTGCTAAAATTAGAGCAGTAAATATCGGTTCTATTGCAGGGTATGGTGAATTAGCTTTCCATACAGGTAGTGCTACAAGTATTGATGAGCGTGTCAGAATTGACTATCAAGGCAACGTTGGGATAGGGACTGATAGTCCTAGTGCTATTATTGATATTGCGGGAGATATGGGTCAAGCTGCTAATTTTGCCGAAACAAAAACAAAAGCAGGATTTAATTTAAATAGCAGCGTATTAACAGGGTCTAATTCTTTGACTATTGGAGAACTTTCCGATTCAGTAGCTTATTATATACAGCACGCAAATTCAGCAGGAACTACTGCATATGGTTTAGCTTTAAATCCGTATGGAGGCAACGTGGGGATAGGGACTGGTTCAAGTCCTAGTGCTAAACTTGAAATTACAGCTCCTACCCTAAATACTTTTTTATCTAATATAACATCAACTACTTCTGCGAATGTCCATCAAATTAAAAATGATAATTCCAAAGGTATAGAAACTGTAATTTACAGTTCAGCATATTCAGGAGGTACTTATTTAAGTGTTGGTGCTGATGGTTCAGCTATTACTAGTAATTCAAAAACAGCAATTACAACGACTGGCGCTTTTGATTTGCTTTTTGGTACTAACAGCACTACACGTATGCGCATATTGAGTGGGGGAAGTGTTTTACTAGGTAAAGCAACAGATGATGATAATACTAATGGTATAAGGTTCGCACAAGTTGGAGCAATTTCAGCTTCAAGACCAAGTAATGTTGCTTTAATTTTAAATAGAACAGGAAGTGATGGGACTATAGCTCTTTTTAGAAAGAATAGTACACAAGTTGGTTCTATTTCGGTTACAGGTTCAGCTACTTCTTATGTTACTTCTTCCGACTACCGACTAAAAGAAAACGTAGTGGAAATGACTGGTGCTTTAGATAGAGTAGATGCACTAAAACCAAGTCGCTTTAACTTTATTGCAGATGCTGAAAAGACAGTAGATGGATTCCTAGCACACGAAGTAGCCGAAGTAGTACCTGAAGCTATTACAGGAGAAAAAGATGCAGTAGAAGATTATGAAGTTACTCCTGCGGTTCTTGATGACGAAGGAAATGTTATTGAAGAAGCGGTAATGGGAACAAGACCCGTTTATCAAGGTATAGACCAAAGCAAACTAGTGCCTTTATTAGTAGGTGCAATACAAGAACTAAAAGCAGAAATAGAAACTTTAAAATCACAAATAAATAATTAATTAACCTTTAAATTTAAGTAAAATGGCAAAAGAAAAAAAGACACCAATTACTATTGATGACAAAGAATATTTCTTTGAGGACTTAACACAAGAACAGCAAACAATTGTAAACCACATTTCAGACTTGCAACGCAAGATACAATCTTCTGAATTTAATTTACAGCAATTAGCGTTTGGTAAAGATGCTTTTGTTAAAGCCTTAAAAGAAGCACTAGACAATATAGACGAATAAAATGCAAGATTTGAAGATAGCCTTTACTAATATATTTGCACTTGGATTAAGTGTATCGGAAGCGAATCCAATATTACAAACTGTATCACTTATATTAGCTATTGGCTATACTTTAATCAGTATTTATAAAAAACTAAAAAAATGAAGTTACCAAAGAATGGAGTAGCAAGGGAAATAAGAAGTTATGTAGGTAGCTTATTTATATTTCTTTTTGTTATAGGACTTATAATTGCCTTAATTCAGTTTCCTGTACTTGACACCAATAAGGAAGTTGTAATGATGTTAATTGGTACTATAAGTGCTTCTATTGGTATTACAGTAGCTACAATTACAGGAAGTAAACCTGATGACATAAATTCTTTAAAGCAGGATTTAGAAAAGAAAGAAAATCAAATAGAATTACTAATAGCTGCTAAAGACAATCTTGAAGAAATGGTAATTAACTTGCAAAAGCAAATGCTAGAGAACCAAGATAGTATGATGGATAAATTCATCCTAAAGGCAGCTATAGACTTTGATAATAAAAATAACCCACCAAAAGGTAAATTATGATAAAAATATATTTTGAATTAGCAAAACAAAAAGTAATTGATTACTTTAAAACAAGTTGGAATAGCGATAGTATTTTTGATAAAGGTAAAGTTATCTTTATTGGAATAGGTTTATTTTTTGTACTTTGCAAGATAATTTATAACTTATTTGTATGAATCTTAATTACTTTTCCCTATCAGAGTTTGACTGTCCTAGCATATTTAATTCAGGTGTTAATATGGATAAACAGTTTCTTACCAAACTTGAACACGCAAGGGAACTTGCAGCAATACCATTTAGAATCACAAGTGGTTACAGAAGTGTCAAGCACAACAAGGAAGTTGGTGGAGTTCAAAATTCATCACACCTTTTCGGACTTGCAGCAGATATCGCAGTTGGAAGTGGAAACGAAAGATACATTATACTTAACGCACTTATCAGAGCAGGATTTAAACGTATTGGAGTTGCAAAAGGATTTATTCACTGCGACACAGACGATTCAAAACCAGACTCTGTTTGGACTTACTAATACCGTAGGAAGCACCTTATGTCTGAAAAAAAGAAATTTAAAGATACCCAAGTAGGACAATTCCTTTTAGATAAGATACCTGACGTTGTACAAGCAGTTGCAGGAGATACTTTAGCAGGAAACGTTATACAGGCCATTATAGGAGGTTCTGATATGTCAGAGGAGGATAAGTCCGTTGCACTAAAGAAACTCGATTTAGAGAGAGCTGAGATAGACGGAGTGACTCGTAGGTGGGTTGCTGATGCTCGTAGTGGTTCTTGGTTAGCTTCTAACGTTAGGCCCTTAACACTAGCTTTTTTTTCTATTAGTTATGTTATCGGTTGGTTTAATGGTTTAGAATTAACTTCTATTACAGGATTATTATCAGTTGTTATTGGAGGATATTTTGGTAGTAGAGGAGTAGAAAAAGTATTTGGTAATAAACTTCATAAGGATGGCTAAAGTTCAAATAAGCTCATATAAGACACGAAATAAAGTAAAACGTAAGGGAGTACACTCTAAGTCTAAAACAAGCTCTCTAAAGACCTCTAAGAACTATTCTAAGGCATATAGAGGACAGGGTAGATAATTAAATTATATTACCATATCTCTCATTATTGAATTTACCCATTTCGTGCCAAAAAAATTCTTTATCTTTAGTAAATTCTTTGTGTGATTTTTTCCACCAGTTATAGTCTTTCTTGGTTTTTTTGTTAGAAGCACTATAATAACCTTCAAATTTCAAAGTATTAGGTTCAGTCCAATTTCTTATAAGAATTTCAGTACTAGGATTGTCTTTAGAATAAAGAATCAAACTTATTGTATCATCATCACTAAAGTAATATAATACTTCATTTTCTGATATTAATTTATTAGCTTTTTCAGATATTTTATATTGTACCATATTTAAATTATTTAATATTTATTAAACAAATATAATATATTTAAAAGAAAACAAAGAAAGAAAAAAGAGTAAAAAAGAAAGAAAGAAAAGAAAAAGCCCCCCTAGAAAAACAAACAATCTAAAAGTATCTGATCCAACAGGCTATCTCAACTGAAGTATTGTAATTTTTATAGTAGATTTACTGCTACTGTTTTGCAAATATATATATTTTATTTAATTTAGCAATATGGATTACAAATATTTTTCTTTTGATGAATTTGATTCCCCTGATAAAGTCGGTAGTGGCTATAAATATATGGATAGGGAATTTATAGAAATGTTAGATGAAGCTAGAGATATAGCTAAACTAGAATTTAAAATACTTAGTGGATATAGAACAAAGTATGCCAACACTAATATATGGTGTGCTTCAACTGCAAGCTCACACTTGATTGGTAGAGCTGCTCATATAAGATGTTTGAACTCTAAATTCAGATTAAGGATTGTCGAGGCTGTTTCTATGGTAGGATTTAGGAGAATTGGAATACACAGGGATTATATTCACGTAGATAATGATGATTTAAAACCTCCATCCCTTTGGTTAATAGCGTAACCTTTTGTATATTTGCAAAGTAATCGGACATTATTTCTTTGGTAGAAAGGAGGGTGAAGTTAAGTAGCCCTCTTTTTTTTGTCTATATGTTAAAGTTTTGTTAAAATTTCTGTTGGTAACATATTTTTTGTACCTTAGCTGAAAATAACAAAGATGAAACACTTTTACGACTTATCCTCTTACTTAAAACTTCGTATAGAGGCATTACAATCCAGAAACGCTAAACTAGAGTATGAGGTAGACCGACTAAGAACATTCTTATTCGAGGTTACTGATGCGGACTGTCCTGTAGAGTACAAGGATATAGTTAGAAAAGAAATCGTCAAAGAAGAAGTTTAACCGATTAATTTATTTATTATGAACATTACTGAAAAACTATTGAAGATTCAAACAGAGTTAAAAGCTCCTAAGAATCAAAGAAACGCATTTGGGAAGTATAACTACCGAAGTGCAGAAGACATCCTAGAGGCCATTAAACCTTTAGCTGCTAAGCACAACGTGCTGTTTAAAATTACAGAAGAAGTGAAAGAGATAGCAGACAGAGCTTGTCTTATCTCAACAGCCAAGATGATTGATGCTAGTGACCCTAGCTCCTCTGTAGAGTCTAATGCAACAGCATTTATAGACTTTGGTGCTAAAGGTATGCAAGCACCTCAACAGACAGGTTCTGCATCCTCCTACGCTAAGAAGTATGCTTTAGGTAATTTATTACTTATAGACGATACTAAAGATTCTGATGCTACTAACGACCACAGCACTACAGGTGCTATTCCTTCTTTAATGAAAGGTTCAGCTAACTGGTCAAAGGTTGTTAAGTATCTACAAGAAGGTGGAGATTTAGATCCTGTTCTTAAAAAGTATAGTGTTAGTTCTACACTTAAAACTGAACTACAAAGTTTAACCAATTAATATATATATTATGATTTTTAATGCAAGTATTGACTTAACTAAAATTGAGAAGTCTAAGATTAACAAAGGCAAGTATTTAAACATTAGTGGATTCATTAATGATGAAGTTGACAAGTATGGTAATAACGTTGCCATTATTGTATATCAATCTAAAGAAGAAAGAGAAGCAAAAACTCCTAGAGTTTATTTAGGTAACGGTAAAACAAATACTATTAATACACCAGCTAAAGCTGCGCTAGAGACTAACACTCAAGCACCTGCTTCAGTAGGTGTGGATGATTTACCATTCTAATTATAAGGGGGGTAGCAGAAATGTTGCCCCTCTTTTATTATCCGATTATGATAGAACGTCAAGTAAGAATATTATCCGATTATATCTCAAAACAGAATAATGCAACTTGGAGAGAGAAGCAGGCTTTTAATGATTTAATAAATCACTGTGAAATGCTTGACAACAACTACAAGGATAAGACATTATACTTAGAGAGATTGGCTTCTTGGTATATTGACCATATTTTTGAGTTGAACCAAGACCATATTAAAGAAATTAGTTGGGAGTTCTTTAAACATATACTGCTAGATAAACTATCTATAGTATTAAACACTCCTTCACAATATAACTATAATAGCTTAGAAAATAATATATTAGGTTTAGACATACAGAACGGGAATAAGTTAAAGCCTTATGGAAGCGTTTCAAGAGCCTCTGAGCTACTAATAAAAGATATTATAGTAAATAACACCAAAGATAAATATGAACCAATTAAAGATAGATTATGAGCAGAAATATAAAGCAATCTTGGAAAGCAGCTACGTTGATCCTTTGGGAAATGTATCGCAGCCGCCCCTTGCCCTTTCTTATGGCAACAGTGTTGGTTATAATCCTACTCCCACTGGTATTGCCAGTTATGGGAATTTCAGCTTTGTACAGGCTCCTCCGAAATCCAAAAAGACGTTCTTCCTTTCACTTATAGCAGCAAGCTATATAGGGGGAAAAACAGAAAGAACTGGTGATATGATAGGTTATAGAAAAGGTAAGAAGTTAATCCACTACGATACAGAGCAAAGTACATTCCACGCTCAAAAGGTTTTTCGTAGAGTTTATGATATCTGTGGAACTGCTGAAGACTACCACACTTACGCCTTGAGACAATATTCTGCACCTGAAAGATTAGACTTTATAGATTGGCATTTATACAATACTGACAATATTGGGTTAGTAATAATAGACGGTATTGCTGATTTGGTATTAGACAGTAATGATTTGATACAATCAAGTAAGCTCGTTCAATATCTTATGAAGTGGACTCAAGAGTTAAACATTCATATAATAACAGCTATCCATTCCAATTGGAACTCTGAAAAGCCTACAGGACACTTAGGTTCGTTCTTGGAGAAGAAAGCTGAAACCCAAATAGCTTTAGAGTTAACAAGCGACAAGAGTGTTGCTGTAGCTAAATGTAAAAGGAGCAGGGGATATTCTTTTGATGATTTTGCTTTTCAAGTAGATCCAAAAGGATTACCTTTTATATTAGAATCAATCCCTGATCAGATAGATAAAGATAAATATATAAAGATATGATAGTTTATTTACTATTTCTTTTTGTGTTAATAGTGATTTTGATTAAATTGTTCACTTATAAACCATCAAATAAAGAATAATTGAGGAGAAGACCTAGAAAGAAAGGCCCAGTACAGTCAAAGAAGATATCTTATGATGGTGTCAACTTTGCCTCTGGACTTGAAAAGTATATGTATATGGCTCTAAAGAAACATAAGATAAAAGCAAAGTATGAAGGTGAAACCTTTGTGCTGATTAATGGATTCCATTTTGAGAATGAATCTTATGAGAGACAGGCCAACGGAAAAGGAGAACTTATAAATAGAGGTTCAAAAAGAATACTACCTATTAAATACACGCCAGATTTTATTGGTGAGGATTTTATAATAGAGACTAAAGGAAGGGCCAACGAATCTTTTCCTTTAAGATGGAAGTTGTTCAAGAGATTGATTACAGAACAGTTTCCTGCTTACACCTTATACAAGCCACAAAACCAAAGAGAATGTGATAGGGTGATTGAATTAATTTTAAATAAATATGAGAACAATTAAAATGCTTTTTGTTTCACTAGGATTTTTAATTACGAGTACCTTGTGGGGCTATATAATTTTAGTAGTATTAAAAAAATTAAGATATATAATATGAATATACAATTTGAAATGATAAGAGGATTCCTTTTGGGAATTGATTATTTAGAAGATATTAAGCAAGAGGATGTTCACGGAGTGATTACTTTTGATTTGCTCAGAATAAGTCTAGGAATAGTTTTTATACATATAATGGTTAATGCTAGAGATTCTCAGTAAATATCACAGCACTTGGGTGTCTATGGGATTATCTATTGGTATTCCAGATACTATCGTTGAGGACTTTGTTCACGAGACGTATCTTAGGCTAAACAAGTATGTCGGTAATCCAGAGAAGATTATGTATAATGAAACAGAGGTTAATAGATTCTACGTCTATATAACCTTAAAGAACTTGTGGACTGATTACTGCAAGGAAAGGTCAAGATATCAAAGAAGGGATATCACTGACTACTACGAGTTTGAAACTCCTGATTGGGCCATTTATGAAGAAGTGGACTTTGACAAGCAAAAGGCTGAGGAATATATTATAGCTAAGATAGATATGGAAATTGATTCTTGGGAACACTGGTACGATAAAAAGCTCTTTAAATTATATTACAATACTGATATAAGTATGAGGAAGCTGGCTAAGGAGACTAGGATATCTGTGACTTCTATATTCAATAGCTGCAAGAATTACAAAGAAATATTGAAGAGTAAATTTGGAGAGGACTTTGAGGATTACCTTAATGGAGACTTCGATAAAATATAACGATTATGAATGAAATAGATTTAGTAGACTTTATAGACTGGTACAACGTAATGCACGAGGATGTAAATAGTAAGACTTCAGAAGAGGTTAAGAATATGTATTATTATTATTTAAACAATAAATTATGAGTGAAGAACAAATACCACAAAAACCAAAGGATAAAAGAACTAAGCAATACAAGGATTGGGTTGCTAAGTATGAGACTGCCTCAGAAGGTGTTGGAGACACAGTAGCTAAGATTACAGAAGCTACAGGAATAGATAAGGTTGTTAGATTTCTAGCCGGTGAGGACTGTGGGTGTGATGAACGAAAGGATACGCTAAACCACTTATTCCCCTACAATAAACCTAATTGCTTTACTGAGTACGAATTTGATGTATTGAATGAGCTTTTCTCTGATGAGCTTTGGAGAGACCGAGCAAAACTTAGTAGTGAAAAAATCAAAGGACTTTATGCAATATACAATAGAGTTATGAATACTGCTGATGTTCCTAGTGGATGTAAAAGCTGTGTTTTAACTAGACTGAATAAGTTAGAGCGTTTATATAAAGAGTATTTATAATGGAGATGTGGAATGAACAGAGATTGTTCGATTATCTCGTAGGGTGTTGTTATAGTGATTTAGTCAAGGCTAAGAAACAAATGAGTAGATGGGATTGCTATAGCCCTCAAACATTCCACAGAATAGAATTGAAGTGCAGAAGTAAGCATTTTGATGGTTTATTGATAGAGAAGAAAAAGTTTAATGCACTGATAGAAAAGTGCCACGACAACTTAGACATTCCTATTTATATTAACTCAACCCCTAATGGGGTTTTTAGGTTTAATCTATATAATGTAGAACCTAATTGGAGAGTTGATCACTTTAAGAAAACAACCCAGTTTGCTAATAACAATAGGATACCTAAAGAGGTGGCTTATTTAGATGTAAAAGATGCAGAGATATTATGAGTGATTCAATAAAGAAATACGAAGAGATGATGGAGGATGGGCAGTGGTCTACCGATAGTACAGGCTACTCCTACAATAACTTACCCAAAGACCCAATAGTATTGAGTGTTCTAGATAAGTATAAGGCACGTTCTAGGGATGGTATTATAAAGTATGGTACAACCCTTCACGATAGTCCTGATGGCTTCTACGCTTTCCTTACTCACTTACAGGAGGAGCTTATGGATGCTACTTTATATATAGAGAAACTAAAACAACAAAAGTAATGGATATAGAGGAAAGAATTAGAAAGATACAAGGATACAAGACTTGGTCTATTAAGAGAAAGGTTGATGAACTGCTAGAGATTGATGCTATCAATTACACCAATCTAGGTATTGATTCTTCTAAGGCTGATAAGAAAGCTGTAAAGGATATAAGCAGAAAGATATATAGAGCTATCTCTGTAATTAATCCTTTAGACGGATATATACTAGAAGCTCATATGAATGAGAAAGATTTAACTAAAGCAATACAACAATAGATGTTACTTGATATAGCAAACGCTATTGGTGTAATAGCAGGAGTAGTTCTTTGGTTCTTTGTAATTAAATATTTTATAGACGGAAAGATATGAAAGAGTCAGTTTTAATAAAAATGCAGTACGACCTTAAACTTGTGCAACAGGCATTAGTAGTGGCCCTAACTAGGCTAGATAGATTAGAGGAAAAAAAAGTAGAAGAAAAGTAGTGGTTGTTTAAAAAATGTTTATATTAGCAGTATGAAAACAATTAAACTACTAGACAATAAGGATTGGGATGTATCTGAAATCCTAGACAAGATGGAGAATGATTCATTTTATTATGGATATTTGGGTAAGTATGCCCTATCTTCTTCATCTTCTAAAGACCTTTATAAGTCCCCTAAGAGTTACTTTAATAAGACTCAACAGGTTAATGGTGATATACCTGCTCTAAGAGAGGGAAGGTTAATTCACACTGTAGTGCTTGAAGAGGAAAAGATTAATGACAAGTATGACTTTGTTGATATAGGTGGGAGAAACACCAAGACCTTCAAAGATGCTAAGGAAGAGGCTACCAGTAAAGGCAAAGAGATTATGTTAGTTAGTGAACTTAATAAGGCTAACGAGCTTTGTAACTCTATTAGATTCAATAGAGATGCTAATGAACTATTCACTGGTGGAGCTTCTGAAGTTCCTGCTATTGGTAATTTGTTTGGCGTACCTTTTAGAGGTAAGGCTGACTATTTAAAAGATGGCCACTTAATAGACTTGAAGACTACAGCTAAGTTAGATGGATGGGAGAGAGCTGCTAAGTATAGTTGGCACTACGATATGCAGGGCTGGATTTACTGTGAACTATTTGGAGTTGAGAGGTTTACTTATGTAGTGATAGAGAAAGGCTCTGGTGATATAGGAATATTTGAACTCACTAAGAACACAAAAGAAATAGGTGGTGATAAGGTTAAGCAAGCTGTAAACACTTACAAGGAATATTTTATAGAAAAAAGAAGCAAGGTTAATGACTTTACAATCAGAGGATTCCTTTAGTTTATTTGAGGAAGAGAAGATGCTATATTACTATTTATCCTTAATTGACTTACTTCACGGAGTGAGTATAAAACAACTAGAAGAGGATATATCTATCTACGAGCAGATAGAGTCTTACGAGGCTTGTGCAGGGATTAAGGAAGCAGTTGAAGTAGCTAGATATAAAACGTATCAAGATATAAAATTGATAGCGTTAGAAGTGCAAGAGAAGTACCAATTTGAAATAGATTAAATAACAATTAAAAACGATTAGAATGATTACAGATTTATTAAAAAATGTAGTAGAAGAATACTACGAATTAGATTTAACTTTAAACACTAGACAAAGAACTCACGTTGAAGCTAGAGCTATCTACTTTAGATTACTAAGAGACAAAACTAAAATGAGTCTTGAAGCTATAGGTAAGACTGTTAATAGGGATCACGCCACTGTCTTGTATGCTAACAGAAAGTTAAAAGATTGGATTCAATATGATTCAAAGATTAAAAAGGAGTACGAGATTATTAGAAACAAATTTGAACACGCTTTGTCATTATCTGATACAAGTATTGAAGAAGAATATTCAACAACAGAAGGGTTTTATGAAGCAAAGTATAAGGAGCTGGAAGGAAAAATAATGGAAGCCCTTGCTAAAGCTGAAGGTAAAGAGTTTGAAGATATCAATTCAGTACAAGCCTTTGAAGCACTAGACAACTTGTTTACTAAGTACAACTTCTTAAAGGCAAGTTTTTATAGAACTCACCCTAAGAGAGCTTTAGCTCGTAAATTTGATTTAGTGTAGTTATGGCTAAGAAGGTTGCAGTAGACTATTCAGTTGTAAATCAAGAAGCAGCTAAGTGGTGTATGGATAGAGGTTATAAGATATATCCTACACCAATTGAGTTTAAGAATTTAAATGAAAGAACTAAGAAGGGGATTAAGTTTAAATTGGTTGTAGAGTTTGGTGGTGCTAAGAAAGTTGGTACTAAACTTTATGAAGATGTTGAATGGTCTAATGCAATTTGGTCAGTATATAGTTACCTATATAACAAACACGGAAGGAATGGATAATTTAAAAATATTAGTCGCTTGTGAAGAAAGCCAGGCGGTAACAAAAGAGTTCAGAAGATTAGGTTACGAGGCATATAGTTGTGATATGCTACCCTGTAGTGGTGGTCATCCTAAATGGCATATACAAGGTGATGCAATTAAAGAAGCTTATAGCGGCAAGTATGATTTAATGGTGGCTCACCCTCCTTGCACATACCTAGCAGTAAGTGGAGCTAGGTGGATGTATAATAAAGATGGCACTGTAAACCAGGATAGGTTAAAAAATCAAAATGAAGCTTTAGATTTTGTAAAGAAATTAATGGATGCTCCTATAAAACATATAGCAGTAGAAAACCCAGTTAGTGTTATAAGCTCTAAGATTAGAAAACCAGATGATATTATTCAGCCCTATATGTTTGGTGATAAAGCAACAAAAACAACTTGTTTGTGGTTGAAAAATTTACCGAAACTCCAGGCAACAAATGTAGTTGAGAAAGGTGATTTCTTTGAATGGGTAGATAAAAACGGTAAAAAGAAGAGACAAGCTCAGTGGTATATGGATGCTCTGTCTAAAGCAAAGTCTCCAGAGGAAAGAAGAACTTTAAGGAGTAAAACTTTCACAGGAATCGCTCAAGCTATAGCGACTCAATATTCGGATTATATATATAAAAGTAATGGGTAGAAAGCCAAAAGAAAGGAAGTTCGTTAAAGCTACAGATGGTAGACGTAATAACGGTAGGAAGAAAGGTGATAAGGTAAACAAACCTGTTATGGCCACTCCTAGTGCTATTAATGAAGCTAAGAAAAATAGGGTAGGGATATATGCCCTGAACGCTATGCAGAAAGTATTTGGATCTGAGGAAGAGGCTTGGGCCTCACTAGCAGAACAAGCTAAGGATTCCTTCCCTCATATGAAGCTACTGTTTGAATACAAATATGGTAAGCCTGATGATGCTAGGATAGGTGGAGAGAAGCCTAAGGTAAATATAAATATAAAGAACCTGTTTGCAGGTAGTCAAGAAGATAACAAAGATATAATAGACATTACAGATGAATAATGAATTGCCAAACGACTGGTGGAATTACGGTATTAATCCAATACTAGGTTATAGATATAACCCAGAGGGAAAGCGTTTTCACCTCAAAACAAAAACCCCAAATAATGAAAACCCCAGAACTAAACCCAAAATACCAATCCTTAGGGAATGATAGTAGATACTTTGTAATTACAGGTGGTAGGGGTAGCGGTAAATCTTTTAGCGTTACCTCTTTTCTTGCGTTACTTACTTTAGAGAAAGGTCATAAGATATTGTTTACTCGATATACTATGACCTCTACAGCTAACTCAATTATCCCTGAATTTATAGAGAAGATTGAACTGTATGGTATTGGTGAGCATTTTAGAATTACTAAAGATGAGATTATAAATATCTCCACAGGAAGCTCTATAATGTTTAGAGGTATCAAAACCTCAGCAGGTAACCAAACAGCCTCCCTAAAGTCCTTACAAGGTGTTACAACGTTTGTATTGGATGAAGCAGAAGAACTTATTAATGAAGATGACTTTGATAAGATTGACCAGTCTGTACGTTCTAAATCTAAACAGAATAGAGTTATCCTAATCCTTAACCCCACTACTAAGGAGCACTGGATATATCAAAGATTCTTTGCAGCTAAGGCAGTGAAAAGTGGATGGAATGGTTGGAAGGATAACATTACCTATATACACACTACCTTTAAGGATAACCTAGATCACTTGTCAGAATCTTTCTTATTCCAAATAGAAGAGATTCGTAGACGTAGGCCAGACAAATACAATCACCAAATATTAGGAGGTTGGTTAGATAAAGCTGAAGGTGTAGTATTTACGAGATGGGATATTGGGGATTTTAATGAGTATTTACCCTCTATATATGGGCAAGATTTTGGGTTTTCAGTAGATCCCACCGTTTTACTCAAAATGGCTATAGATAAGGATAGGAAGAAGATATATGTCAAAACTCAATATTGTAAGGTAGGTTTGTCTACAAAAGAGATAGGTGAGCTAAATAGGAGATATGCTGGGGAAGAGCTTATTATCTGTGATAGTGCAGAACCTAGACTTATTCAGGAGCTAAAGATATATTGTAATATCAAACCTACAATAAAGAAGCAGGGTAGTATCCTAACTGGGATAGCCTTGATACAAGATTATGATTTAGTAATTGACCCTGAATCTACAGAGTTAATTAAGGAGCTTAACAATTACGTTTGGCACAGTAGGAATGAAAGACCTATCGATAAATGGAATCACCACTTAGATAGTTTAAGGTATGGTGTTCAATATTTTTTAGCAAATATAAATAAAGGAAGTTATGTTATCCGATAAAAATATTTTGCTCAACCAAAATTCTTAAACGCAGTACCCAAATTCTTAAACGCAGTAGGTTCTTAAACGCAGCACCCCACTGAACTCAGTACCCTCTTGAACGCAGTAGGTTCTTAAACGCAGTAGGTATTTTCCCGTTTGATTGCATTTTGCAAGTAAGCCCTCTAAGCACCTCAAATTTCTTTTATGTAGGGTAGCACCTGGAAAGGTATAAAGTCTCTTAAAACGGCTTAAAATAGGTTTCACGTTGTTTTTATTAGTAATACAAAAAAAGCTATAATTGATAGGTTAAAAAAGTTTCATTTCCCTTGCATATTAAAAAAGAATATTGTACGCGCGTACCTTAATTATATCTTTACGATTAAAAATAGATTGTTAATTAATTGTTCGTTATTTAAAAAATAATACTATCTTTACTGTATTATTAATTAAAACATATAACAAAATGAAACTATTAAAGCTACTCAATCAATTTACTTTATTATTTACGCTTTTATTTTTAGCCTATATTATTGGGCAAATTATAAGAGCTATTATTTAACCAATTAAAAACTAAAGAAATGAACAAAGAACAATTATTCAAAGAAATTACAAGCGGTAAAATATTTACTGCGGAGTTTATTAAAAAAGATAATTCCAGGCGAGTAATTAATTGCCGTACTAATGTGAAAAAGTTTACTAACGGCAAAGGATTAAATTTTGATCCAATTGTAAGAAACTTGCTTCCGGTTTACGATTTAAAGGTAAAGGATTATAGATTTATAAATTTATCAACTCTAATAAGTGTAACTATAAAAGGGCAAAAGTATTTTATCAACGATATTATAATTGATGAAAGTATTAATAAAATTAATGAACTGAATAAAATTATATTAAAATGAAAAATAGAGAAATAGCCAAAATTATTGCTTCAAATATTGTGGACTCAATTTACAGCCATATTGATGAAGCAACAGAAAATGAAGAACAATTCGAAGAGGTGTTATCGCAAATTAAAAAATATTTATAATGAATTATACAATACCAAAAAACCTTTTAAGTAAAGGAATAACAAACGCAAAGACGGTAAAGAATGATATTAAAACTTTTATATTATATCTTGCACCGCACAAACAAAATGCCAAAGGGGTGAACGTTTGCCCTGCTGCGTCAAATGGTTGTGTCGCTGCTTGCTTATATAGTGCGGGGCGTGGCAAGTTTTCTAATGTCCAAAAGTCGAGAATAAACAAAACAAATTTTTATATAAGTAACAAAAGTTTATTTATTAAAAAGCTAGCTACTGAAATCTTAAGAGAGTATACCAAAGCAAAAAAGAAAGGGATTAAAATTGCTTTCAGGCTTAATGGTACCAGCGATTTAGATTTCGTTTACTTACTGCAAAAGTATGCGGGTTTAGATATTAGCACCTTGAAAGACGTTGCAACGTTCTACGATTACACGAAATTGTTGGGTAAGGTTAAAAAGTATCTTAATCATTCAAATTACTTTGTAACCTTTTCCCGCTCCGAAATTAATGAGAGTGTAGCTATAGCGGTGCTTAATATGGGAGGTAATGTTGCTGCGGTTTTTTCTAATAACCTACCCAATTATTGGAGGGGCTTTAAAGTAATTGACGGGGATAAAAGTGACCTTGAAATGGTATACAATACTAATGTAGTGCTAGGGCTAAAGGCCAAAGGTGACGCAAAGAAAGATAATAGCGGCTTTGTAATAGAAAGTAAAAAGGATATATTAATAAAACAATTAAAAGAAACGATATGAAAAACAATATACATTTAACAATTGAGGATCAAGAGTTTTTGTTATGGTTACTTAATAACCATATTCAGGAATGGGAAAACTTTTTCAGCAGTAATGAGGAGGCAAAAGGTATTATTAATAAAATTGAATCAATATATTATGAGGAATAACAATTTAATGAAAGCCCTCTTAAATGAGGGGAGACAAAAGGAATTTAATCTACACCCCGACAAGATATGGGGTGTGTCTTACGAGTTTTATAAGTTTTATGAATGTTTCAAAGATAAGCTATACAAAAACTTCGATAAGCATATTGAGGACACTATCGACAAAGTAGATGACCCCCTTTGTGAGTTCCCTTTGTTTTGTATTACGGCTTTTGCGAATTCATATCAAGAATATAAAACCAATAAGAAATGAAATATATTAAAGAATTAACACAAACGTTTTACTCCGTTGAGCTAGATAATAAGTACTTTATATCTAATATGAATGGATTAAGCAAAAGGATAAGTTTAGAGGACTACTTAAAACTTATTGAAGATAACTAAAACACTTTTTTTGTTTTGTTTGGACACCCTTGTAAATTAATTTTTACAGGGGTGTTTTTTTGGATATATTCTAAACTTAATTTGTTGATTAACAATATAGTTGATTATCTGTAATACACCGCCCTCTTCCTTTTTCCCTCCCTTCTCAAGCCCCCTCAGAGCTCTCTTAAGAGACTTTCATACTAATTATGTACCTAAGCTCCATCCAGGGCCAAAGTTGCTTAAATGGACGTAAAATGAGTGTAGGGGGGTTACGGGTATGAGGTTTTGGAAATTCACCCACTTTTCAAAAGGGGTTAACTAAAATCAGAAAATCAAACGGATACAAAAAACCCTCCAGAGAACTTAGTCTAAGGAGGGCTTAATACTTATATGAATATGTCAAATTCATTACAAATATAGTAATAATATTTTAAATAGCAAAATATTTGAGAAAAGAATATAGTTAGGGCTTTCCTGACTTGGGGTTTATGATAACCTAGAGTTTTCTAAAGATATAGTTTACTATAGATTTAATAGCCCACTTATTGTGGTCTATTGGTTATCTGTAGATATAACTGACTTTTATACAAAGTGTTTTATTTTCAAAATGGTAACCTTTATTCCACAGGGGGGTTACCTACCCCCCCTATTGTACCCCCCTAGTCCCCCCTTTTATATTTGTAATACAATATAACCTATTAATAGTTATAACTATATGAATAAGAAGTTCACCTTAACAATACCAAAAGAATTGTCTGCTGTACCGTTACACCAGTATCAGAAATACCTAAAGGTAATGGATGATAATGAAGGTGCAGAGGATGTAGAGTTTATCAATTTAAAAGTATTAGAGATATTCTGTGGGCTTTCATTAAAAGATGCTTATAATTTACCTTTAGCAGAGTTCTCTACAATCATATCTCATATAGTAGATATATTTAAGGAGGATACACCTTTGCAAAGGGATTTTACATTAACAGACCCTAATGGGGATAGTGTAACCTTTGGGTTTATACCTAAGCTAGATGACATTACTTTAGGTGAATTTGTAGACTTAGACAACTATATAGGGGACTGGCAGCAGATACACAAGGCTTTAGCTGTACTGTATAGACCGATAACCTTTAGAAAAGGGGAATTGTACCTTATAGAAGATTATGAAGGCTCTGATAAGTATGCAGAGATAATGAAAGATGCACCAGTTAATGTAGCTTTAGGTGCAACTGTTTTTTTTTATCATTTAGGGAACGATTTGTCTCACTATTTGATGGACTCTTTAACTCAGGATCTAGCGAAGGACAAGGAGTTGGAGATTCATTTGGAGAAAAATGGGGTTGGTATCAGTCAATTTACGCAATCGCTGGAGGAGATATCACGAGGTTTGAAAAAGTTGCAAAGTTATCGGCTACCGAATGTCTAACGTGGTTAGAGTTTGAAAAAGAGAAAAACGATTTAGAAGCAAAATTGATAAAACAAAAGAGTAGATGAGACAAGTATATACCGTAATAGAGAAGTTGCAGGAGAAATTACAAGGTAATGATATTACAAATACAGTGACTTTTGGGGATATACTTCAAGTTGACTTGAATAAAACAACAATATACCCACTAGCCCACATTTATATTTCTCAAGTTGTATTCCCTGAACATATAGTTGAGGTATCTATTCAATTGTATTGCCTAGATATAGTGGATAAGACTAACGAGCCTAATGATGACGTAATGATTTATGGAAGTGACAACCTTCAAGACGTATTAAACACACAATTACAAGTCGTTAATGATATCCAAGCTGAGTTAAGAAGGGGTGGGTTGTTTGATGAGAACCTACAGTTAACTACAGATATTACAGCCACACCTTTTATGGATGATTATGAGAATGAATTAGCTGGCTGGGCTGTAACGATAAATATAGAAATGCCTAATACTGAACATACTATTTGTTAATGGAAACAAAGTACACAAAAAAGGTATTAGAAAGGTATAAAAAGGTTATTGTAGAAGACCTAAAAAAGGAATTAGGTAAACCTAACAGTAATCTAGAAAAAAGTATTGTTGGTAGGAAAATGACCAATAAGGATGGGTTTACAGTCAGTATGAACGACTACGGACTTAACGTCAATAATGGTAGAAGGGCAGGAAAGTTTCCTATACCACAAAAATTAGAAGATTGGGTTAGAAGAAATAGCTCAACAATAGGAGTTAAAGACACAAGTCCATCAGGGATTAAAAGGGTATCGTTTTTAATTGGTAGGTCTATATCTAGGAAAGGAATAAGACCAACAAGGTTTATAGATATAGTTCTTGAAAGAGTAGAACCAAAATTAACACAAGATATAGCAAACGCATATCTTAAAGATTTAAATATAGAATTAGATAAAATTGTAAAGAATGTCAGTAATAAAACTTAACGGTAGAAGTCCCTTTTTTGTAGTTGCTAGTAATACTGCACCTCCTACTCCGACCCCAACCCCAACACCTACTCCAACACCAACCCCTACACCTGTACCAACACCGACCCCTACACCAACCCCAACCCCGACACCTACACCTGTTCCTACGGCACCTACACCTACACCTACCCCAGTACCAACACCTGTTCCTACGGCACCTACACCTACGCCTACTCCTACTCCTACGCCTACCCCAACCCCTACACCGACCCCTGTACCTACAGCTCCTACTATATACTACAGACAATATAGAAATCTAGCTTCTTGTCCTAGTACTGTAGAGGGTGGAGGAATTGTAAGAAATATATCGCACACTTCTAACTCATTCCCTACTTATATCAGAACAACACAAGATGGGACTGAATGTTTATATAGTTATGCAACTGGTAACTCTTCTGGAGCAGTATCCTTAACAGGTGGTAGTGTAACTACTTTTGCAAACTGTACAGATTGTTTTATTCCACCTATTTACTACTCTTTAACTAGGTGTAACCCTGAAACAACAGGATTTACAACATCACAAACAACTTCTCAAATATCACTAAGTCCAAATGATATTGTATTGTCAGGGGCTACCTACTTCAGAGTCACAGGAACTACGACTATAGTGGGTAATTCTGTTACAGTTTCAACAACTGCATTATCAGAATGTCCTCCTGTATGTACTGGAATACCAATCTACAGAAGTTTAAACTCTGCACAAGAGGCTTGTTGTTCTTCTAAAGGAAATACACAGTACTTTAACGATACCACAGTAAGTAACGCTACTAGGTTTTATGGTTTTGATAGTGGTTGTGCTACACTACATTCAGGAACTGCCTATATTATGGCAGCTAATGAACTAGGATACTATTATACGTTTGTTAATGGAATCAAAACCGCTGGCCCAACATTATGTCCTAACTGCTAGTAAAATTATAAAATATGAAATACTTAAACTACGACTTAATAACACCATATCAAGGTGAGAACTTTAAAATAAAGAAGGAGTATAATGACTTATTCTTTCATTATAAAGAAGGCTTTTATTCTGAAAGCAGGTACTTAAACTTTATGGTTGACGATTTAACCGAAAACTATTCTACAGCTTTAGTAGTGGGACTAGGGTTAGGTGTAATACCACAGTGGTTGGCTAACGAAAAGGATGCTATTGTAGATGTTGTTGAGCAAGATAGGGAGCTTATAAACGTAATAAATGGGTATAACCACCTTTCAGAAAATATATCTATAATACATTCAGACATATTTGAATTTACACAAGAGAAAGAGTATGACTTGATTGTTTTTGATATTTGGTTTGACAAAGACAACATAACTCAAGAAATACAAGATACTTTAAACGATAGATTTACAGCTAATCAAATATGCTACCCACTTTTATAATATGGAATACACTTCGAAAGACCAAATACCAAGATTAACTCCGACTGGTTTTCAAATTGTTAAATGCCCTGAAAAGACTTGGGGATTGATTCAAGATGCCTATAAATTATTAAAGCCTACAGAGACTACTGAAGACTTTGAGGGTAAAGATTATTATATAAAGGGTGGCGATACTGAACTTATGGATTTCGGGCAAATATCTAATATTAGAGATGAGATTCATAATCAGTTATGGGATTTGCATCAAGATTGGTGTGGAAAAGAAATAGAACCTAGTTATATATATGGGATACGTTCATATAAAAAAGGAGCTACATTAAAATTACACACAGACACCGTTACAACGCATCATATAGCTTCCATTATAATTGTAGATAAGAATTTAAAGTGTGGGTGTAAAGACAAGGATCTTGGAAGTGACTGGGCTTTAGACTTTCAAACACACGACGGAGAATGGCACAAGGTTTATGCTGAAGTGGGTGATATGATAATGTATGAGAGTGCAATATGCGAACACGGTAGAACAGACCCTTTTGAGGGAAAATACTTCAACAACTTTTACGTGCACTACAAATTCAAGGAATGATTACTATTCCAGTAACTGTAGCTATCCCTTATTTCAAGAAGCAGATAGATTTCTTTCAATATCAACATATCGAAGTTTATGGAGATAATGCAAAGAATAAAGTCATTATACCTATAGTTAAAAGAAATAACAAATCAGAGGAAATAAAAGAAGATATTGATTGGAATATGAGACTTCCTTATCAAATGGTAGATTCAATATTAGACATATACAATCTTGAGGAGGATTGGTATATACCGACAAATGTCTTTACAGCAGCAAAACAAGTTATAAGACACTTACCAAATGATGAGATTGTAGAGATAATAGATGCAGACTTGGTTCATTTAAAAAAATATGATGGATATATTCCTAAAAGGAATGAGATTATTGCTGATGCTACTTATGAGAATTGGCACTTAAAAACATCAACTAAACAAAGCGAGCATTTTCCCGTAATAAGCAAGTACTTGAGACATCAGGACTTCAAATATATGAACGGAGGGTTTAATGTTATATCTAGGGTTGACACTATAAGGAGAATAATTGATGAAGTTATTCAGGTTAGTATTGATATAAGTAGAACTGAAAAGGGTAGTACTGTGGGTTGGTGGCAAGCTATGTACGGATTAAACGTAGCGTGTCATAACAACAGAATCAAAATGATAGATACTCGTAACTGCTACTACCCAAGCGTAAACGAGTTAAAGCCTCAGCATCATATAGCTCATTACTGTTGTGATTCTATATTCAACAAAAGAGATATGGATAACATAAATGAAGAAGAATTTCCTGATAATCAATTTTATAATCAAGCTAAGAAATGGTTAAAGAGTGTTTAGTATTAGCTCACAGCGATAGTGAGAAGTCAAGTAAAACTCTTGTTGATTGTGTGGCATCCTTGAAAGACAAGGGATACAGGGTTGTTGTTTCGGATCACTTCTTCAACAAAGATGCTTATCAAATAGCGGATGCTTTTGTGTACAACTACGACAACCCAATACTTAAACCTAGTGAATATAAGAAATACAATCTTAATCATACAACGCATAAAGATATAGATGGTTATAGACTATATAGCCCAGTAAGTTCTTTTGCTGCTTACGCCATAATTGAATTAATAAAGTCAGGATTTGATGCTATAACTAGTAAAAAATGTTTAGTGTTAAATTATGATTGGCATATGAAGGAAGATATAGACGAATATTACAGCATAAATAAAGATGGGGTGTTCTTTAGATATGCAGACGATAAGTCTTTCTATACTTCAATTTTTATGATGAATAAAGAGCTTTTAAGGGAGTTGTATCAAATAAACAGTATTGATGATTATGCGAATAATTTGAAGTATTTAGAGTGGTTCTTTTACGATTTGTATAGCAAAAAGAATATAAGCATAATAGACCAAGTGCCTTCGGATAGATTTGATGACAATCTTTATTATAGAGTTTCTGAAATAAATATAGACAAAAAGTTTTATAAGGTTTCTGATGGGAGAGTGATATATGTAGATGGTGATAAAATACAAGAATACACTGAACATAAACAATACAGACTGATTGAAGGCGACAAAACATATATAGCAAATTTAGGTGAAGATTACTTTGCTCACCATATTGCTGTTAAACTCTAAGGTACAAAAACGTTTTTTTAAGTAATATAAATAAAGAGAAATGCCAAATCTAACTCAAGCTCAATTAGACCTAAAGGTTTATACAGGAGGATTCTCCTCTGGTAGACCAGCCTCACCTACATACACCATAATAAAGAAAGTTATAGCTGACGAAGAAAGTGTTATGTTCGAGATAGCTGAATTGTTCAAGGATTATATGGAAGCAACGTTTAGTGGTAATTATGCAACTATATCTACATCCGTTTGGGTTTATTGGGATATACTAAAGACTTATGATGACACAACAACTCAAACTGAAGACGGATATGGTTTGGGATTACAGGGATACGGTTATTTTGGTGGTTCAGTAAATCCACAGCTCAACACTGGTAAGCAAATGGATAATGTTAATCTATACATACCAGAAGGTGAGAGTATAACAATACCAATATTCAAAGGTACTGGAGGCGTTACAAACGTTAAATTGTATAAGGATGGCTCAATCTTCTCTAACTTAAATTACCTGATAATTGATGTTCCTGCTGGAGATACAGATCCTGAAGACTTAATAGAGTATGTTAGAGATGCTAATGATATCGATTATGCTGTTATAACAAAAGAAGATTCAACTACGCAAACTGTATATGTAAACAAAATATGCAGCCCTAAATACTCTCCATACAAAATATCTTTCTTAAACAGATATGGTGTAATACAGGATTTGTGGTTTTTCAATAAGAGAACAGATTCTTTAAGCATTTCAAGAGAAAAGTACACAAGAAACACAATCTCTATCCTTAATAATTTAACTCCATTCTATCCTACAAACAAAGCAACAGATGTAACGCTAGATATAAAGGCTGATAAGAAAATGACTTTAAATACTGGATTTGTGAATGAAGAATACACTGAGGTAATTCAACAATTATTGCTATCTGAAAATGTTTGGATAACTGAATCTAGTAACGTTTATCCGGTAATTCCACAGACTCAGGAGTTAGTTTACAAAACTAGATTGAATGATAAGCTAATAAACTTCTCTGTTGAATTTAAGTATGCCTATAATGAATTTAATATTGTTCGATAATGCAGAACGTACAATTGTATATAGATGGAGAGCGTGCTGATTTATTTGAAGGAGACACAATTACATTACAGTCAAGCATACAGAATATAAGAGATATTCAAAAGGTTTTTGCTGACTACACCAAAGGATTATCCCTTCCAGCTTCTAAGACAAACAACAAAATATTCAAGCACTTCTACAACTTTGATATTGAGAATGGCTTTAATGCTAGGAAAAAAGTAAGTGCGGAAATACACATAAATTACGTTCCATTTAAAGTCGGTAAGATTGCTCTTAACTCTGTCAAGATGAGGCATAATAAGGCTTTTTCTTACGACATAACATTTTTTAGCAATATAGTTGAATTGCCAGATAGATTAGGCAGTAAGTTGCTTGGAGACTTGCAGTTATTTATAGATGGTACTTATGATCATCCACTAAGTGAATCTAGTGTGAAGAATGGACTTACAACAGGATTGACTATAAACGGAAGCGCTAATGCTGTAATATATCCACTTATATCCGTAAAGAAAAGACTTTATTATGATTCTAGGGGTAATTCAGCTCCAGTAGGCGAAATATTTAGAGGCAACCTTCACTATAGTTCGGTGACAAGAGGTTTAACTTGGGATGATTTAAAGCCAGCTATAAAAGCAATTCACGTTATAGAGGCTATAGAGCAAGAAATAGGGATTGATTTCACTAGAGACTTCTTTGGCACAACTCCTATGGATAATCTATATCTTTGGCTAAATACAGTGCCAGAAGATAACACAGAGGTTTCTAATACAGAGCAGAGTATTACTTTAGATGGTTGGAACTTGTATAATAGTACAGCTATAAACCAAATAATATTCTCTGGAACAAAGCTCAACCTACTCGTTAACGTAACTCCAGAAACATATAAATATGAACTTACATATTCAATCCTAACAGGAGACACTACTACTCCTTATGTAGCGAGAATAATAGACGATATAACAAACACGGTTTTGTTTCAGTTTGAAGAGGCTAAAGGAGGTCAACAGCACCTTAGAACTTTGATAAATAATGGATCAGTAGATCCCTATAGATTAAGATTTGAAGTCACCTCAACAGGTTCCTTGTCTTTTAGCTCAACGGTAAAGATAGATTTACTTAGCGCAACAAATGTCTTGTATGATAGCGTAACTTATGAAACTGGTATTACAGGTGGGGCAATAAACACTGAATCAACTCTTCAGATGTACAAACAATTCCCTAAGATAAAAGCAATAGACTTTATTACTGGAATATGGAAAATGTTCAATTTAACAGCTTACTACGTTGATGATATAAGGGATGCTAACTACGGAAAAATATACGTTGATACTTTAGACAACTTCTATAATGATAACACAAGCAATCCTTTAGGAGGTACAATAGACATACAGGATTATATAGATATTACTGAAAGTGTTATTGATTCAGCTCTACCATACACTGAGATAGACTTCAATTATCGAAAGCCTGACACTTTATTAGCAGAGCAGCACTTAGAAAAGTTTGGTCAAGTGTTTGGAGATGAGGAATATAGAGAGAACGAAGCTAATATAGATAATGACAGGATATATACCTTGAGTCTACCTTTCGCACACTTTAAATACGAAAGAATAAGGGATATAAATCCATCCACAAATAATGAAATAACTAGAATACAGTGGGGCTATTCAGCTTCTGGAGATATAGATGAAACTACTGGTGATTATGATTCGGTGATATCTAGCCCCCTTTTATTTTATGGAGTAAGAGAGACTGGAATACCAAGTGGAGACGGAATAAATTGGATTAATAATTTTGGCTCTGGTTCTGCATTATCGGAGCAGCTCCTTAATTATTGGAGACCATCTAACGCAAATGAAGCTGGTGGTTTAGCAATACCTCCTACATACTCATTAAATTTTGACGCAGAAGTTGATGAATGGCAATCTATTGATTATGGATTGGATAGTGGCTCTCTATTTAACAATTTCTACAAAGAATATATAGAGGAGGTTTTTAATCAGAAAAGAAGATTGTCTAAGTTCACTTGCCATCTTCCAGTTCAAATTGTGCAGAACTTTAAACTGAATGACTACATAAAAATACTATCTCACCTATATAAGATTAACACTATAAAGTTAAACCTAAATACTGGTAAGGCTGAGGTTGAATTATTAAACATTATATAATGATAAAGACAATTATAGAGCTGCTAAAGACTGGTGACTTCTACGGTGTTGACCAAAGGATAGATATCGCTAAAGGCAAGTATAAAGCACCAGAGAACATAAAAGAATTAAAGGAATCCGTAAAGAGAAGAAGTAATGGCTGATAACAATAAAAAAATAACATATACCGTAGAGGTAAACGACAAAGGTAAGGTTAAAGTAGAAGGTTTAACAAGGGGTTTTGTTAGATTAGATAATGCGGTAAGAAAGGTTAATACTGATTTAGCAAAACAAGCTGCTGCGTTTAACTCTACCGCTTCTGCCGGGAATAATATGATTAATAAGACAGGTTTAGCTGGTGCTACTCTTGTCGAATTAGGTAGGACTATATCTGACTCTAATTACGGAATTAGAGGTATGGCGAACAACATATCCCAATTGTCAACTCTTTTTATAACATTAACAGTAACTAGCGGTGGATTAGCAAAGGGTTTAAAGGAATTATGGAAGGCACTTTATGGGCCACTTGGTTTGATTTTGGTTTTTCAAACTGTTGTCACTGTAATTGAAGGTTTTACAATCAAACAAGACAAAGCTGCTGCTGCTGCAAGAAGAGCAACGAAAGCATTAAAGGAACAGGCTAGTGCTGTTGAGGATTTAGAGTCTAAGATAAGCGCTTTAGAACAATCTTTAAGTATAGTAGAAACTTTTGGGGATGGGTATCTTTCTTTAGGCGAAACAGTGGACATATTGAAGCGTAAATTTAAGGACTTCGAAAATGGATACAATAGATTAAGCAAAGAACAACAGAAAGATCCAAAAACTGTAGGAAAATTGATTGAAGCCTATAAGCAATACACTTTGGTTCGTGAAAAACTGAGTGAAAAGGAAAAAGAAGCTCTTGCAGTACAAAGAAGGATAGCAAAAGAGGGAGAAAAGATCACTAAAGGAGGTTTAACAATTGAGAACCCAGCACTTCTTACGTTAAGCGGAATAAACAGGGAGATAGCAGAGTTATACAAGAAAGAAACAAGACTGTTTCAGTTATTTAAAAAAATACCAAAAGGAGGAAGTGAATTTATTAGGGAACAAATAGAGGCCTTACAGCCATTCTTTGAGAAATTCTTCTTTGACATAAATACAAAAGGCAAACAGGTGTTTCAGAGCAGTATTGAAGATGTTGAATTTTTCGGAAGGATTCTTAACGAAAACGCTGATGCTGCCACGAAAGAATTGGCTGAACAAGGCAGATTACGTGAAGAGCAGAGAAAAAGAGAAGAAGATTCACTAAAGGCAGGACTAAAAGCAATAAAAGAAGAAGCTCAAGAGATTTCTTCGATATTTAGAGCCACTCAATCTTCACTTGGTTATGTAAATGATGTTGTTATGTCTTACCACGACGCTAGAATGCAAGCACTAGCCAGAGAGAGGGATTATATCCTTAATTCGGGTAGATTGACAGAAGGACAGCAGAGAGTTGCAATAAGAGAAATAGAGAAGAGAGAAATTGCTGCTCAAAAAAGAAAAATAAAGTCTGAAAGAGATATGTTTACTCTAAAGCAGTCTCTACTTATAGCTGAAGAAATAATGAAGGCAAAAGCAGATATGGCTGCTCAGGCAAGAAAGATGAACATCTTATTAACTGATATTGGCACTGCTTCCGCTGTTCAAGCTGGTAAAGCTAAAATGTCTATAGGTCAGTTTGCTGCTGAAGGAGGATTGAAGGGGATTGCTGCTTATGCTATATCTATTGCAGGTATGTTGGCCTCTATATTTGCTGCCAGAAAGAAAGCAAGTGCAGCTATAGCTAATTTGGGAGGAGTATCCGCTTCATCTAGTGGCGGTGATTCAGGAGGAACTAGCTTTATCGCTCCAGACTTCAATATAGTGGGTTCCTCAGCTACTAGTCAATTATCACAAACTATAGCAGATTCAGAGAAATCACCATTAAAAGCATACGTTGTAACGGATGACATCAATAATGCTCAAGAATTTGACAGAAAAGTAAATGCACAGGCTTCTCTAGGTTAAAACATAACGAATACAACTCAAAATAGTTATTTATATATGGAAAGGATTATAGAACTTATTATAGACGAAGAAAACGAGTTTAGTGGAATAGAAGCTATCTCGGTTGTTGAAAATCCAGCTATAGAAGAGGATTTTATCGCCCTAAAAGAGCATAAAGAAGTCAAATTAGCTGAAGTAGACAAAGAAAAGAGGATTTTAATGGGTGCAGCCTTAATACCCAACAAAAAGATATATAGAAACAGTGGTGAAGAGGAATATTACATATTCTTCTCTGAAGATACTGTCAGAAAGGCTTCTGAACTGTTTTTAATGAAGGGCAATCAGAATAACAGCACTTTAGAGCATCAAGTAGAGCTAGAAGGTATGTCTGTGGTTGAATCTTGGATAATAGAAGATGAAACTAAGGATAAATCAAGAAAATATGACTTTAACCTACCTATTGGTACTTGGATGGTATCTGTAAAGGTTAATAATGATGATGTTTGGGATCAGGTTAAGGCAGGTGAAGTAAAAGGGTTCTCTATTGAAGGCTATTTTGCAGATAAAATGGAACGCCCTAAAGAGTCTGTAAGAGGCGATTACGATAAAGATGGACTCAGTGAGCTTAATGCTGAATTTGAGCTCTTAGAAGCCCTTGAAATGCTTTCTGAGGAGGTTGAGCTAGAATCTTATGGAGGATACCCTGAATCTGCTTCAAATAATGCCAAATTAGGTATAAAAAGGAATAAAGAGCTTGGTAATAAGTGTGCTACTCAGGTTGGTAAGGTTAGAGGCCAACAATTAGCTAGAAAAGAGAAGTTTACGCTACCTACTTTAAAGAGAATCTATTCTTATTTAAGTAGAGCTGCTGAATATTATGATCCTAGTAAGCCTGAGGCTTGTGGAACTATAAGTTATCTCCTTTGGGGAGGTAAAAGTATGTTGAACTGGACTGAATCTAAACTAAAAGGGATAGAAGATGGCAACTAAAAACACTTCTTACAGGGTTCACGTTCAAGATACTACAGAAGCAGTCGTTTCTAGTGTGAATATAGAAAACGGAGCTATGATGCGTACAGATGATGCTCTGTATATGGGTCATAATGGAGAAAACGTAATAGTATATCCACAAGGCGGTTCAAAAACTTTAGGATGGGCAAGATATCAAGACACTCAATATACTGGGGCAAGTAATGCTACAAAAGTAATATTATCAGATGGAGTTACGGTAACACTTCCTAATAACGCAGGTACTACAACAAAAAGTAATGCTTCTTTAAGTTTTTACAATAATGAAACACAAAAACTAAATGTAGAAAATGTAAATGATGTTTATATTATTACAGTAGAATTTAAGGCATCTGCATCCAACACCCAACAAACTCATTTAGATTTAAGTGTGGAAAATGGTGGTGTAATAGAAAACTTAGAAATGGTAATACCTTTTTATAAAGGAAACAATACAACT